ATGATCCCTCTCATCCATCAGCACATCGGCGATGACATCAGTGTCAATGTCACCAATGCGGACGAACCCCGCACTATCGATGAGCGGCCGGTGCAGCCACTCACCCCGCGTATAGAGATCGAAGAGGCGAGGGGCCAGCCGCTTCGCCCAGTTGTTGTACGGGTCACTCCACCAACGCCCGATCGCGATGGCGATCTCAGGCCGCTCGCTAATAACACTGAGTCCGTTGCCGATGACATAATTCACCCGCAGGCGAATAAGTCTCTTCGCCAACAGATTCTTCATCGACATTTGGATTGAGAGTCGCTGTGACCGATCCCTGATACTGGGGTTCAAGTCGTTCGCACGACCTGCGCCTCCCAGACTACGCCAGCCAACATCCTCTCGCCGCACAACGAGCGATTCAGCTTCAGTTCGGCTTCGGACGACACTCGTACCCGTAACTAGCGGCATGGCATTCCTCCCCGCAAGGGTACTAGCGGCACAAGAGCCTGTAAAGCAGCAGACGGCGGTTGCCTCTCGTCTGGACAATCTCACCACGGATTCGACCGGGCACGTTCTGCATGATCGTCATCACCCAGCCAGGACTGACGATGTTGTCTCCAACTGAGACGCACCAGTCGGCAGTGCCGCCCGGTCTGGTCACCTTAATGTCCTGATACTGCTCAATCGGCACCCAGGAGAATTGATCAGGGTCTCGTCCCAGCGCCAGCAATCCAGCCTTCGCCTCTTGCTGATCACTTAACTCCACGTACAACCTCAGCGTCAGATCCCACGCATCACCCGGAGTGCTCTCTCCGAACCACAACTGCAAGCCGATCACCAACTCGGAGTCGAACACTTGCACGGCTGGATTGTTCACGGACTGAGGATTGGTCACAATCGGTGACCAGGAAGTAAACAAGGGTTTGGTTGACACAATAGAACCTTACACCACAACTAACAACTTGTCAATGGAACAGACCGGCTAGTGGGGTGCCAATGCTCTGCTCTTCCTCGTCAGCCGTCATACGATCGTTGGCCTGACTAATGGCAAGATCCATGCTACATCGGACGCACTCTTGAATCGGCCTTCCGTGCGCCACATGAGCACTCCGCTCACAAATGTCACCCTTGTGCGCCTCCAACACGCCCCGGACAGCTTCCATGATGAAGCCAACGACTTCGCTATCTCCAAACTGCTTGAAGATGTTCACGTACGCCGTGTCCAGGATGTCATCGTGACCTGTCGGCACCGCTCCCCACTCAGAGGCGAAGTCTTGCCAATCGGGATGGCAGATAACCTTGCCACCGGACAAGATACCCGGAAGCAAGATCTGCTTAGCCTCGAAGCGCGGAGCCACGCTCAGATAGCGGGTCATCTTGTCCATCTTCTTCGGAGGCTGCCAGATCTGAATGGCGTGCTTGCTCCCAGCGCCACCGTTCACATGCTGGAAGTCCTTCCAGACATAGCCCTGTGTAGAGATGTCCTCCACCCACAAAAAATCAGCCCCACCGACCCTACCGATCCAGTCCTCGATGTACTGAGCCTGCAACTCCAACGGTTGCCTTGTGTTCATCTTGTGCGTGAAGAAGCCCCGGTCACCGATACGCTCCAGCTTCGTAGCCGCGCTATAATCGGGATCCTTCCCAGTACCACCGCTGCCTGTATCCACAGAGATACTCGTGGTGATAACGTGACCCTCAGCCCTGGCCGCAGCCAGATCCTCGGGTAGGTAGAAATGCAACCACTCGGTGAGCAGAGCATTACCCTGCAATCCGAACGGATCATTCAGATAACTCACGGAGAAGAACACGGGATTCCGCTCGTACATCTCCAGCAGCTTCCGAATAGGCCAGCGATCCTCCCAGTACGACGCCAGCACGCCGTCATCCCCAAACTCGAACGCCCTCTCGAAGATAAGCTGAGAACTCAAGCCGCAATCTCCAGGATTCTCCGCTGCTCTTTGATGTCCTCGGCGCTCATCACCAGTGGCTTCGGGAACGCATGACCCCACTGATAAGCGATCCGCTCGTAGAAGTCGTTCAGTGCCCACCGCGTACCGACGATAACTTGCCGACCACTCGGCACCAGCGTCGGGAACAGCACCGTGTGCCAGAACGCCTCTACCCGATCTTGCTGGATCTTACTATACGCATTGTCCAACGTCACCAGGTCGTCACCGATAATGATATCAGACCGCTTACTCGGAACTGCGGATCCCAACCCCACCATCGTAAGGGTCGCGTCCTTCATACCACCGGGCGGCTCGGGCCTCTTAACGATCTTTTCACTCGCATCCCACTTCTCAGGGATTTGCGGCTTCAATAACCCAAAGATCTCCAAATATCTCTCATTCTTAGTCAAAATAGAATCAATCTGCCGGGCGAATGCTTTGCCCTGTGCGTCCATAGATGCGAACGCGTCGAGCACTCTTATCAGAGGATTCCGCCCAATCGTCCACGTTACCGCAGTGACCGTGATGCTCTGGGACTTCCCACTACCTCGGGGAGCGAGACACAAGAGATCATCGTGACTATACTGCCACGCCTCGTACAGCTTCTTATGCAGTCGGCTGTTCGCTTGATAATCGGCGTCGCCATTTCCAATGCACCAGCGGGAATAAAACTCCAGATCATCGTACGCCGCCTTGGCGTTACCCTTTAGTCCCTCGGCCCGCTCCGCGATTTCGTTTAGCATCTGGTCGAACGGATCGTCTGCCGAGAACTGTCCGCCGAACAACGAGCTGCTTCCCATGAGACGACTCTACACCGTCAGCCAGCCATTCGGCAACCGCTTCCTTGACCTCTTTCGCATTACCCTGGATCGCCTCATGCGTAATCCTCAACACCCTAATCCCATTCCTATTGAACACCCCATCCCTAAACCGATCCCGCTTCCTACTGTCCTCACTCACATGCGTCGTACCATCCACCTCAATGATAAACGGATAACAACGCTCCTTGCTCGCGCCCCGGAACCCAGAGTGTGCGAAGTCCGCGATGTACCCGAACAGTACCTCCTGCTCCTTGAACTCCTTCGCAACCTTCATCTGCAACAGGATCAACTTCATCAGTTGCTCATGCGCCGTGGGCAACGCACGCATGTTCGCGGCCATCACAGCCTTGTCAGTATTCGCCGTGATGACCCGGTATTTCACCTTCCCCGGCAGAGGGAGAGGCGGTCGATATCCAGACTCATGCTCCACCATAGCGATCCTCCCACGCAGTGCGCCACTCGGTGACAACCCGGAACTCCAAGCAGTACCGACAATCCGGCTCGCACGCTAGCGTGCCCCAGGATTCCTTCGCCTCGACATGGGCGTCATAAGTTCGTTGGAACGATTTGAACAGTCGATCACTATCCACCTGAGTAACTACCAAGTACCGAGTACCTATTGCACTCACGGTTCCGAGTTCCGATTGGGTTGCTCTCGCGGCTGCGCCGCTCCCACCTTCGGTGGGGCGACTGGTCACTCTACATCAACCTTAACAACAGCCAGACTCTCAGCCGCGCGCCACTTGGCTAACAACTGACGATTCCGCCTTACCGGATACCCGGTGGTCGCATCGTACGGGTCACTGGTAGTCACGTAGACCGACCAGTTCTCTACGACCTTCACGATGCACGGCTTGCAGCACCAGACGAAATCGTGGTTATAGATGATATCAGGACTTGCACCGCACCGCTCACACTTCTGACCGACCAGACAGTGATACACCCGTGGACGGCCCTTGGCTAACGGCCTCGTGATCGCGGCTTTCTCAGCCACGCCGGTACTCTGCCGACTCACCCCATTTCGCAACAGTTCCTCAATCGGATCGTCGCTTGTCTCCGTGACCAATTCATCAACGCTCGCTTTCCAAAGCTCGCGCCAGTTCGATTGCGCACACGGCTTACACCTGGACTTGTTCTCGGAGAAGCTCCAGATGCTCGGGGAGAGTACACCGCAATCCGCGCACCTTGGAAGCCTGGATTCCTTGCTCGCCGCCTCAAGCATCGCCGCCATGACAAGACCTTGCTCAAGTGGCAAACTCGTCCACTCACACTCGTGATCGGGGAAAGCGGGCAGCTTGCCGGATATCCGCGCTACCTCAACGAGGGTCTCGATCATCCCACAGGTGAGGCAGACTGAGACCGTGGGAACCTCGGGACTCGTAGCTACACCAGCTTCCTCAGTCATGGGTTCGCTGTCCTTATAATAGAGCACTCGGGCGGGTGTCCGGCGGCTCAGTGTACCAAGCTAACTGACTACTTGTCAACTCCGAGTGCCGATTGCGAGCCGGTGCGAGTGGTAAGCAAACCCTAGTACCGAGTTGGGCGCGAGTTCCGATTGGGACAGGTGACCGCGCCTACGGCGCTACCCCCTCCGGGGGATCCACGGGTAAGCAAATCCTAGTACCGAGTGGATGGTTCTCCGCACGCTACGCGTGCTCCGCGCCTTCGGCTTGGGACATGATTAGCCCCCAGCCTTGCGACTGGGGGCTAATCGGCGGGGTGATAAGTGCGGCAGACAGTGAGCGGAACCGCCGCCAGCGACATTCACCCCACGGAGACTATACTACAGCACGCAAGCCCTAGTTGTCAACTGACTTGCCACTGGGCCTGAGTTCCGAGTTGACAGGTTACCGGGCCTGACGGCCCTTCCCGGCTACGCCGGGGCCACCTACGGTGGACGTATCAAACTTCAAGCGGCGGGTGACTCGTAAGTTTCCTAGCCCAGGATCCACTCAACTCCTGAGCACACCCCCCCGGTTCTTTGAAACGTAAGTTTAGCATCTGGCGATCCAGTTTGTCAACTCCTGTTTTTCTTTACCGTATACGTTTTTGGCCCGCGTATACGGTGTTTAGGTTCGCGTATACGCGTATACGCTTTTCGTGGCCTGCCCGCAGGGGGTGATCGGCTCCTAAATAAAATTGAACGTCATATGCTGCACCACACTGCTATACCCGGCCTTAACCGAGGGTCATGCTGACCCTCGCGCTCCCTTGCTGCGCTATCGCGCATCGGGCGGCTGCGCCGCCGAGTGGATAGTTCCGAGTTGCTCCCTAGTTCCGATTGCACTCACGGACGGTACTGTTGTCGGCCCTGTGCGCTCGCTGCGCTCGCCGGGCCTGCACCGCTTCGCGGTGGGGATCCACACCTCCGGGTTAGCAAATCCTAGTACCTAGCCTGGCCCTAGTTCCGAGTGGATGTCTGCCCGGCCCTACGGGCCTCCGAAGCCTCCGGCTTCGTGGATGCGTTCTTATTAAGGATATGCGGCGCCATCGCGGCTTGTGTTTCTGGGGCTGTGCGGCGGCGAGGCATCCCTGATTCCTTGCGTCTTGTGTTGCCCAGATCCTGGAGTGTGCGGTACGAGTCGCTCTCTGTTCGCTTGTGGTTCGTTGGATAGCTCTCTGATGCAGGGACTTACTTTTCAAAAAAATCGTAGCCATTTTTCTA